GTACGAAATAATCCGCATGTAGACTTCCTGCCTTCCGGCTGCGGCGATGGAGGCATATGGATCGACCGAGCCGTCCAGTTTGCGCCTGATCGTCGCGCGGTCGGCAAAGCAGAACCGTCGCAGTTCGGCCAGCACCTTGCGCCCATCGTTGTGCAGCTTCCCGTTCCTGTCCTTGAACGTCGCCCTGAAGCACGTCCGCAGCCATCTCAGGTTTGCGATTACTTCCTTCGCGTTCATGCAGGCACCTGCGCAGGAATCGCCTGTGCGGTCGCAGCCGCGCTCGCCAAGTCCTTCGCCGCGCTCGCAGCGACCGGCGCGACTTCAAGCATGTTCTGCTGCGCAATGGCCTCGGCCTTCTGGCGCTTCTTCTCGGCGAGGCGCTTCTCGGACAAGAGCACAATCGCTGGCACGCCGTTGATCTCAGCCAGTTCCTTGGGCATCGTGTCGAAGTCGAAGATGTCCAGCACGTCAGGGTTCAACTGCGCAATCGGCGTCAGTTGCTCGATGGTCCGCAGGATCGCTACACCGTCCTCCGCGCGCATGAGACGCGACAGCGGCGACGTGTAATCGACTTCGACGAACCCGCCCGCCTCGACCAACTCAGGCGGCATCTCGGGCAGCGCTCCAGGGATGTTGCCGAGGATGTCCAGTTCGCGCGTGATGACAGTGCCAAGGAACTCGGATTGCTGCCTGCCCATCGTCGGCGCCAGCAGTTGCCCCTTCTCCTGGGCGCGAAGCAGGGCTTCGGTCGCCGTCATCTGCGGGTTCTCGACGAGGATCTGAAACAGGCTCACGAGGAACGCATCGTTGATGAGGCCGCGCTTTGCGTCCGTCATCTCGATGGCCCACGGCAGTTTCGCCCCCGTCTCCAGCGGCTTCACGAGCTGCCTGCCTTGTTCGTCCACGCCGCCGTAGTTCAAGGCGCGCGGGCGCATCTGGAACGCTTGCAGGGCGCCATCTTCAAACAGGAGCAACGGCGGATCGACCGCCATGTGCCCGGCGCGAAGCATGGTCTTTTCCATCTCGTTGACCATCTTGATGTCGGGTAGAACCATGATCGCTGGCCCGCGCCCGTAGACCTCTCTCGGGCTGGTCGCGTAGCGGCTGATCGCGTAGGGGAACGTCCGATAGCCGCCCTCGTCCACGATCTGCCGGCCCTCGCAGGCGACGTAGTAGGACGCGAACTCCATGCCGCCGTAGTCGCGCCGCGAGGGATTGCGTTCCTCGTTCGGCTTGACGCAGTGGATGAACTCGAACTTCGTCGTCAGGTCGCTTTTCTCGTAGCAGTCCTTCACCTTCGTCGGCACGTTCTCGATGCCGAACGCCTTGACCGCCTGGCGCCCGGTGTACTCGAACTTGCGGTGAACGTAGTCGATGACGCCGTTGTTGTTCTCGGCGATGTATAGCTCACCGAGATGATTCGACTTGTAGCGGATGCCCCTGCCCGGCACGTCCTCGATCAGCATGCCCATCGTGCCGAAGGCGCCGAGGGACTTGTAGCACTCGTTCACCTGAGACGAAAAGTTGGCGAACGGCGCTCGCCGTAGCGCAAAGAGGCGCTTGGTTACTTCGTCGAGGTAAATCTTGATCGGATGGTTGTCCGACAGGCGCTGCTCGCCAATCGTCAGGCGGTGCCAGAGCTGGTTGTCAGGCGTCAGGAGTGAGTGCAGCGCAGCGCCGAACTTCTCCAGAGCAAGAATCGCGGTCGAGTCGAACACCTTTTCGGTTCGCTTCTCGCCGGGGAATCGCGTATTGACGAAATCGCTCATCTGCGGCCAAACGCGGTCTGCGACCTCCTGCCAGAGAGATTCCCAGTTCCCGCGCACGCTTTTCAAATCTTCGTGCGTCTTGAGGATGTCGTCGGCGCGTGTGTCGGCCATTAGATGACCTCGGCTTTTTTCGGTCTACCGGGACGGCGGCGCAACCCCGGCAGCAGCATTTCGGGTTCCGGCGGCGGTGCTTCCCGCTGCGTCGGCACGTACCAGCCCTGCTCCGTCAGCACCTTATGCGTGAGCTTTCCTTCGGCGTTGAGCCTAACGGCTTCTGCGTATTTCATGTGCCGATCAGGGAGCGCTGCGACACGGGCGTTTGCCCAACGCCTGTGGGTCCGGTGAGGAGCGTTGCGCCACGGCCCCGGCGTCGGCGCATCACATCGGAGCGTTCCGCGCGGCGGCGCGCTTCGTCGATGCTCGGAGTTCCGGTGCTCGATTTCCTGAGGCTTTCGAGGCTCTTGCTGAAGGCGTCCTGCTGTGCCTTCGCGGCTGCAGCTCCTTCGCGTTCCGCGATGACCGCTTCGCTTTGTGCCTGCACGGCAGATGCGCCTTGGGCCGCGATCCCTGCCGAGGTCGAAGTCGAGGCGCCGGCCGCGCCAGCAGTGAAAAACAGTGCTGCGGCAGTCCCGATAGTGCGTCCAATGTTCCTGTTTTCTTCTTTCTTGGACAGATCCTTGCCGCCGGCGAAGATGTCCCAGCGGCTTGCCTCGCCCTCTTTGTACGGATTGCTGGATACATTATCTGCGGTGAGCGCGGTGATGCCGGCCCCGACAGATCCAGGGATGCCGCTTTCCGCTTTCGCAAGTTTCGCGGTGAGCGGATCGTACTTCAACCCCTTTTTTATCAGTCCTCTGAACGATGCCATGATCGACTCCTATGCTCCAAAGATCGCGTAGTCAGCGTCGGCTTCCATCTTTCTCGTGCCGGTGCGTTCCTTCCTGACAATCGCGCGTCCCTCGCCCGCACCCATCATCATGTATTCGCCGGCTTCGACCGGATGCGAGTAGATGTTCTTGTCACGCTTGGGGCGCACCGAGCCTTCGATCTCGCTTCGGATCTTCTTGTACTTGAACCCACCCGCAAGCCCGACACGAGCCGTCTTGCAGCGCGGCGAGATCAGGAATCCGGGCTGCCCATCGATCAGCGACTTCATGAACTTCGCCGCAGCCTCTCGCCGAATCACCGGATCATTCGTATGAGCAGGCTCGACTTCAACCCCGTGCGCCCGCATGATCTGGAACACGCTGCGTTCCTCGGTGTCCGCGCCCTGCATGACTTCGCCGGATGGGTCGCCCGTCACGCCAGCGGTCTTGAACTTCGGGTAGTGCTCCTTCATGTGCCGCACGACTTCCTCGGCGAAGCGCACGATGCCGAAATCCTCGGTGACGACTTCACTCAGCCATCGCCACGCACCGTTCGGCAATTTCTGCCCGAAGATCGCGGCCGGCGTATTGCCCCAGTCGCACCCGATCCTGATCGGCAATCCGGGCAGCGCCGAAATCTCCCTGCAGTGCGTGGCGTCCGAATACTCCGGGTACACCGGGTTCCCCGACATGGCGAAGCCGTAGTTCGCGCCGAGGTACACGCTGACGAACGCCTCGTCTGACCCCGCGAGCTGGTCGCGGTAGTAGCCCTTGGGGAGCCACACCAGGTTCTCGGCGTCCGGGTTATCCCGCCACTCGCCATCGACCTTCACCACGCCGCCGGCCTGCTTGAAGAACTCCCAGCCCTCAGGGTGCGAGTTCTCCGCGAACTCGTACATCCAGTGCCCTGCGTGCGGCATGTTCGTGTCCCCGAACAGCCCGTGCCACGTCGGCCCGCCGTCGATCATCTGCGGGTAGCGCCCGCAGCGCCCGAAAATCATCTTCACGAGCCCGAACGGGATGTCCTTCGCCTCGTTCAGCCACGCCCAGGTCAGCGGCATCCCACGCACCTTCATGATGCCATCGGGATCGTCCAAGCCCATGAACCAGACCGTCGATGCGACTCTCGTGCCGTCCGGCATGTCAAAGTCGAGCGTGTGATGGGCTGGCGATGCCCAGTTGAATTTTCCGAGAGCCCCGCCAAATTTCTCCTCGGTCAACTCCAGCCAGTCCTTCAGGGCCGAAGCCTCAAGGTCGGTCATGTTCGTGCGCGTCACCAGCCCCGTCGTCCTGCGCACGCCGTGTTCGTCCGGCGCCTGGCTGCAGCAGATGTCCAGCGCCTTCATCGCGCTCGTGAAGGTCTTGCCTGACCCCAGCGGCCCCATGACGAAGTGCCTCTTAGCCCTGCACCTGAAATACTGCTCCAGCA